CCATGTTGTTGTTCTCTACTGCAAACTTTAACGCTTCCTGGAAGCAGGTGTACTCGGATCGCGTCATCACTAAGCGCAAACTCAAATTGATCAGCCAGATGCCTATGGTTTTCATTTATTCAAGGTTGGGCTGGGGGTCTTGCCTGCATCAGAGGCCGCGCCCATGTCGCTGTAATCTGGCAGGCCAGAGCTAGGTGTGTGCTTAGGCGAGCAAGAGCAGAGCAAGAGGGCGAGTAGGAGGAGGGGCATTAGATGCCTTGCGTGAACAATACTTCTTCAAATTGGCATAATACTGCATTTGCACTTGCTGGATTATTAACCCCATCAGTTATGGCTTGAAAGGTGACATACCTTTTTGCACTTGTGTTGGCAGTTGGCCCACCAGTCATTGTTAAAACTGGAGAGTCTGTAAATACAGGTAATGGGCCTGTATCATCTGCGGTCGTTTGTGACATATAAAGGTAAACATTTCCAAGTGAATCATTCTTTACCCAGAACCCATAGAATCTATTTAATGAGTTAAAGTTAAAAGAAGTTAATCCAGAAGAAGTGGAGTAGGTTGTGCCATCGTGTGCAAATAGGCGAACTGTTCTAGTTCCCGCATTGTTGAAAACCTCAAAGCCAAATCCTCTTGTTGAGATTGCGTTGCTTGTTGAAACCGCTGGAACAACAGATGCGCTGTCATCTCCCACAATAACTCGAAAGGCTTGGCCACTTACCGATACGCCTATTGAAATCAATCCAACGGCACAAACTCCAACGCCAGAAACTAAATCAACGCCAGATCCGCTTCTTTGAGTGAGTGCGCTAAATGCTGAATTAAATGCAGTTTTACCATAAGCAATAGCAGTAGTACCGCAATTAACCGAAACACCGCCAACTCCAGAACTCGAAGCCCCACCAGAAGAATTGGCACTGTTGGCAATACCAAATCTTCTGATATTCCTTAAAAACGAGACTGGATTTTGTTGCGGTCTAAAAAGTGCCATCGCCTACTCCTAGCTAACTTGCGTCACCCTAGCCGTGCCAGCGGTGGCGAAGAGACCACCTATTAGTCCAGTGTAGTTGGATGGGACCTCAAAATAGTCTCCAGAGGCAAGGCGAACTGTGTACAGGCTGGTCGATGTGGTGGATGTGCCTAGGGTAATATGCAGATTGCCTGCACCCTCATTGAACACCTGGCAACCCAGCCTGCCTGTACTTGACGTTGCAATCGTGCCGTAGCTGGTGCTGGTAAATGTAGTCGGACCAGTTCCACCAGTTGTAGCGTTGGGCAATCGAATGCCATCGGCAACATCCGCCTGGAGCGTGGTCAATAACGCTTCGATGTCAGTTAAATTAACATTGATGACCGAAGTACCACTTGTGATGTTACTTAAATCAGAAAGGATTTGATTTAATTGCCTGCCCATATATTTGTCCTTTTTAGTTTATCACGCTAGAGGGTGTTCATCAAGCGGCGGTGATGGTTATGATCCCACAAAAATAAGTGATGCGGGTTGATTGAGATAATCAAACCAATTTCCTTGACTTGGGAAAGAGTTCGTTGTTTGGCTTGGCGTTGTATTGTAAAAAGTTATGAAATCATTATCTCCAAGCATCTCCCATCTGCTTCCACTCCAAACTAACTTAAAGTCGCCATAATCGCCAAACCGCCCTATGTCTTGCTTCGGAAATGCCGCCCCATCATCAATAAATGCTGGATACCCCGCCGCTCCAGATTGGAGGGTGATGGTATTTGTTGTTGCCGTAGGAATCCCGCTGGGTGCGGCTCCAGCCTTAACCTTACTAACGGCNTGCACGCCTAATCCTAGAGATAGTCTTGGCATATAATTAAAATGCAATCATCCGCCAAGGGATTGAACCTTGGGCTGAATGACTGCGAACACAATTAACCAGCTATGTAGCCGATCACCTTGCCAGTTCCAGCAGTGTAGCTGTTAAACTCGCCATAGATGATGTTGCCTGAGCCAATCGTCACGCCTGTCAGAGTGCCATCGAATCTACCGCTAATCGCGCTAAACGTGGTATCTGAAAGCATTTGGATTGCCCAGTAGCCAGCTGCCACAGTTCCAGTTGTCCCTACGGAGAATCCGTACTGACCTTGGAACTTATCTAATGCGCGGGACATTAGGTATGGAGGGCAATCCGATAGGACGTGCCGTTAAGAGTCACATTCAAGGACGCAGGGGAAGTAGCAACAGTGTTAACTGTGCCACCGCTGGAACTTGCAGTAAACTCAATGACGTTGGTGAATTTAGTGCCATCAATTCTGACNGCCTTATTCTTCGCCTTTAATGGACTGCGAATAAACTCATTGCTCATATTTTTTTCTCCTTAAAGTTGCACGTTTGATACTATCTGGCGTGTACTTACTTTTGAACCTACTACCAAGCTTTTGTTCCTGGCGGTAGTACCCCTTCATCAAATTTGTTTCATTAACTCCCAGCGGGTTGTCGAGGGGTTCGCCAACACCCACTAGGGTCAATTTTCGAGGGACTGTGAATCTTTTAAGGTAACGAGGGACCAAATCCCTTTCGGCTACTGTCTTTTCGAGTTCGACAACTTTTCCATTTCTGGTGTCCTCGTACTCGTAAACAGGCATTAGCTATAGTTTTCCTTATCAGATTCCTCGGCCATCTTCATCATCTTGTCTTCCTCGGAACTGTCTTCACCTTCAGCCATGCCTTCCGACATATCTTCAGGCGCACCATCAGTAACAGCGTTCTCCACATCAATGTGGGCAACGCCATTCTTAATCATGCTAACAATTCCAGTAAGCTCAACAGAATCGCCAACCTCTGGGGAGACGTTCTCTTCACCTTCGTTCATTTCAAACTTAGAGATAGGAAGCATTACCATTCCAGATTTTGTCATTTTATTCATTGGTTTCTCAAGTGAGGAAGAGGCTGGGGAGGTTTTACCCTCCCCAGCTTTCCGAGGACCCATAGCTATTACTAGGGTTCCCATGTNATTATCAGCTATAGTTNGACTTCGCAAAGATCACTCGGAAGAACCGAGGATCGAGTTGCTTGGCCGCNTAGAACGTCTTGAAGGACGCTACGATGCGCTGTCCGTAAGGATCAGATTTGTCAGCCGCATCAAGGATCGTNACCTTCGGGGAGAAGGGCGAGCCAGAAGCTGCGATGCTGGACAAGTTAGGAACACCAAACGCACCACCACCGAGGAGGATGCTGGCATAACCAGTGTTAACGCCAGTTGTTCCAACGCTGAGTTCGGCAACACCAGAGGCAGAGGTATTGAAGGTTTGCACGTTGGTCGAAGAAATGACCGACACGCCAAACAACTTTCCAATTTCACCTTTGAAGATCGCATCGGGATTCGAGTAGCTCGAAACCTTCAACCAATCATCGTCCTGCTGGAGATCCCGAATCACGGCAGGGTGCGCTACGAGAGCGTATCCGTCCTTGATTTTGGGAGCGCGGTTAATGAACAATGCAGTCGCACCATCGAGCAAGTCGGTGGCGGTCATTGCGCTGTTAGCAACCGAGCCAGTAGCCCAGGTCGTTCCGTTAGTGCCATTCTGGGCATAACGAGCATACGATTTAACGGCAACACCTGTACCAGTGCTGGTCGAGGAATCCTGGACCAATGCGCGGTTACAGAGGGTATCGGCGTGCAACGCTGCATCTTCGCCGAGTTGCTTAGTGGCCTGCGCCAAATGCGAGAACAATTCGGTGGCGAGGATTACATCGGTGAGGATGATCTTGCTGCCGTATTGCACAAGCGTGGCTTCCACTGAAGACAACGTGAGATCACGCTCGTCACCAGAGGCAGGAGTCGTTCCTTCCGATAGCTCGGAGATCGCAGAGATGCTGGGATCACCGAAGCGGAAGAACCGAATCGTTTTGTTACCACCAGTTTTCGTGGGGTAGGGGGTTTTCATTGCGAATTGCTCCATCTGGAGCAATGGGATTGCACGTTCCAAGAGCATCTTGGAGAAGTACGTCTGGAACTGTGCGCTGACTGAGCCTGTCGTTACCATATAATTTAATTACCTTTTGGGTTGTGACTANCTGTTTCTGTCAACNTCGCCAGCCATCNTCATCAATTCACGTTCTTGCTCATCGAGCGAGAGTTCGTGAAAAGCTTTNGTCTTGGCTGGACCTGTCGGNTGTCCAGAACCAGGTGTAGTCGCTTTTCTGAGTTGAGCCAATTCTGACTCATACTCTGCAACCTTCTTCTTCAACTCGGAAGCGGTCTCCGCCTGAAGCTTTACCTTTGCGATGCCAACCGCATCCTTGATCCCCGCTGGGTAGTTGCGAAGGATGGCGTGGTTTTGTAGCATCTCAGATACTGCTTTGTAGAGTTGGCTTTTAGAATCTTTAAGGTCTGGGTTAGAATCTACTTCTTCAAGTAGGTTTTTATCCCACGCTGACTTTAGTTCAGCTTGAGTTTTCTGCTCAACCTCTTTGCGATCCTCAGATTCGATTTCAGTGGACTTTTGTTCTGCGAGTTTTGCAAGATCATCGCGGCCTTCGTCACGATAGCTTTTTGCCGCTTCCCTGTAATCCTCCGCACTAAAGCGGCGGTTTCCAGTTTTCTGCGCCTCAGAACCAGATTGCGAAGTCTCTCGTTGGGCTTTGGCCTGTTCGATTGATTCACGCTCTGATTTGAGTCTTGCTTTTTCCTCTCTAACATCATCCCACTCTTTTTCGAGTCTGCTCTTTGCCTTCTCATATCGGGTAGGCTTCTTTTGTTCGGAAGCCGATTCCGAGTTGTCTTCTGAAGGTTGCGTTGTTAAAGAACTTGCTTCTTCGGATTTCTCCTTAGAGGCTGGAACCTCATCCGAGGTTCCTAGTTTGTTTGTTTCGGCTTCTCCAGCAGGCGCGGGTTTCTGCTCGGTATCTCCGCTGGCCTTTTCTGTAGCAGTTGTTTCTACTTTGGCTTTTTCGTCTTCCTTGGGAATAGGATTAAAATCCCGTCCTTCGTCAGCCGCTTGCGCCATCGCCAATACATCCGCTTCAGTCAGGTTGTTTGAATCTGCCATTTGACCCTTTCTTACGCTTGTAGGTAGGGAGTCAATCTACCCAAAGGTTATTCGGCTACTGGTTCATCCGATCCATCCCCATAGCCTG